CTAATTTTTTCTTAGGATCCGTCAAGAAAGATGTCACAACAGCACCGTGATCCATTGGTGGTTCTATTGGTGCGTCAATCGGCTCTGCATCTGGCTCTAGTTCGTTTATTTGTTCTTCTTCTTTTGGTGCATTCTCAAGCTCAGCCATTACTTTATTGATAAGCGGGAAAGCATCTTCCACCCTCTTGTCTAGGTTTGTCATTGTGAATTTTTCTCTCAGTTTAGCAACTGTTTCGTCGTCTAATATTTGCTCTTCCGATGTTTTGAAATCTTTACTTGCGTTCTCATAGTGAGATTGTTTTGATAGGTTTCTCATATATTCTCTGAGATTCTCCAGTTTCATCTTAGTCTGTTCTATGATGTCACCTGCGTTATCATTCAGTTGGTCTTTGTTGGAAACATATCTTGAGAATGAATTTAGTTTGGCTATATCTTCTGACGTCCTAATGATGTGTTCACCGAACTCGTCATGCGGTCTTCCGCCATTTGCAACATGCCTTGTCATTGCTCTCGCACCTGCTAGGTGTGTGAGTGGATACTTGAATCTTTCGCCGTCTTCGTTTTCGATATAAAGTGATTGTATCTGTCTTGATCTTGCACCCGGAACAGTTTCATCAACCTTGCCCGAGTGTCTAATGATTAATCTTGTTTTGTCTAGGTTCTCGTATGAACGTTTTGCTGTACCTGTTAGGCCTTCGTTCACACCTGCTAGTTTAGTAATTCTTGCTAGTTCTTCTGACATTTCATCAGTATTTACCGTTTTGTTCGTATCTGCAAGATTTTGATAATCCTGCTTCGTTAGGTTCGATTTAGTTATATCTCTTACGTCAAATGTAAGGCTATGCTCAACAGCAAAGTCCTTTAATTCCTTTAAGAAAGCATACCATTCGTCTCTGTCGTTTTCGTCTATCTTATTCACTAGATCACGGTTGTAATACACTTTCATGTTTTCTCCGTCAGCAATTGATATGCTCACTGAGCCAAAAGTATCCGAATCAGGTTGATATTCAAATTCAAAAAACACAGCTTGTTCAGGATCGGCTGTTGCACCACCGTTTTCATCACCAATTTTTATGTTGCCAAACTGTGATCTTATTTTATTAAACAAATCTTGTGAAGTTTTTGGATTCATATAGTGTATTTATTATCCGTAGAAGTTTCCAAATATAGGCATTGGTGTGGTTAATTCTGAAGTTCTGTCTGTCCATTTTTCAAATATTTTAGGGTCAAAATCCGCTAGAACTTTCATCATACGTGTCATCAAAAGACAAGAACTCACAAGGTCATCGTGCTGTCCAGGTTTTGCCTTGTAGCTCAATCCTGAGGCTACAAAGTCCTTCATCTCTGAGATCAAAAGCTGTGAATTTATTTTCATTTTGCCGCCCTCCACAAGTTCTTTAAATTTTGTACAAGCGTCAATCTTGTGTTTGGCAGTTGTGTTGAATCCTCTTCTAAATTTACGTCTGTGTCCTTTTCTAATGGGCTCTGATAAAAACATACCAACGATGTTTTCTTCACCAATATCCATTACTCGCATTAAAGCGGCTTCTCCTATGGTGTTGTTTTCCATAGAATAAAAAATCTGTGGTGTGGCTGTGCTGTCTTTTTCAATGATAGTATCATGTATGTGCTTATTGATGCCTTGCAAAATCCTTACTTGTTGATTCATTGGTGTTTGATTGTGATGCCATTCACCAACTTGTTCAAAAGTTGGCAGTTCAAAAACTTGTATAGCGGCATAATCTCCGCCTGTGCCCATGCTTGGATCAAGGCTTACAAGATATGTGTGTCCGGGTGTTGGACGTTTGAACCAACGCACTTGGCCGGTTGTCTCCACCGGAGTTACGCCCTCCATGTCCGCCAGTGTGATACTACTGATCAAGGTTTCATCAAAGATTAAAAATTCACACTCGTGTTCCCTTCTAAATCTTTCTTCACCTATTCTCGATCTTTCCGCTTCTGCCCATGCATCGTCTCTGTCTGGATGCTCGTTCCAGTGTGCCTTCATGGCATAAAAACCATTAGTGCCCACTATTTTGTCGTTACCGTATTCGTCAAATCTTTTGTTTGCTTCTTTCCAAATCAATGCAAATTGATCCTCGTCACTATTAGGTGTAGAAGTAATTAAGCACTTACCTCCTGTACTCAATGTTGGAGATAGTGAAGTCCAAAACTCAACTGCTTTTTCGGGTGGTTGCACGAATGCAAACTCATCACAATATATCATTGTTAAGGACATTCCCCGTCCAGTGTTTTCAGTTGTGGTTGTGGCCATAATTTTTGAACCGTTGTCGAATTCAATTGAATTTCTATTGTATTGTTGAACACCTGCTTTTATCCAACCAGGCAACATTTCATAGGCATAACGCACCCTAGACATAATGTCAGATGCACCTGCGTATTTGTGCGCCGCAATTAGTATTGATGAATCCGGATGGAACATGGCATACCATATTAGATAACCTGACGCACAGGTGGTTTTGCCTGTTTGTCTTGGTAACATCGAAATACTGAACCTGTGAGAGTTATATGCCTCAATCAGTCTTTCTTGATAAGGATAAGGTTTGAAAGGCATCTCGCCTTTAGTTGGATGTTGTATTTTCATGAATTGTTTCATGAAATATAGTGGACCTGTTTTTGGGTCCATACATTTTTCTAACTGCTCAACCTGATCTTTTGTATATTTGTGCTTTTTGTTTGCACGTTTAATTTGTTGGGAATCTAAACTAACATACGCCATAGTGTAGTATTTAATGGTTAAAAGTTGTTAGGAAAAGACTTATTTTTTTTCTTTTGCTTCTTTGTCTTTGGCCGCTTTTTTCATTGGCTCTGTCTTATTACCATCTTTATCTAGATCGATGTAATCAGGTTTTGCCGCTTCAGTGTATGCCTTCTTAAAAGACTCGTATTGCGTTCTAAGACTATTTGACAGTTCTTCCTCAGTAATTTTGTCTTCCTGTGCAACAGCCATTGGATTGTCACCTGGATATTCTTTACGATACTGATTTTTCTGTCTGTTTAATCCACCCGAATGCACATTTACTAACGAATCAACATCTTGCACAGTTGGTTCGGCTTTTGGTCTGTCACCCGGTGAGTTAGCAAAAGTTTCTTCTTGTTTTTCCATGTCAGGCTTCATAACAATGTTTCTCATTCTGCCCATGTCCATTGATCCCATAGCGTCATCATCACTTGGTGTGTCCATTTGCTTGTTCATTTCTCCTGGATCCATTTCAGATCCATGCTCCGGTTCCATGCCCATCATCTTAGCATCAACAGGTTTGACACCTGCCATTTTTAAAATTTGCATTAACATACCTGCTTCTTCAGGAGTGTCTGCTGTCATTTGGATTGCTTCTTTAACTTCTTTTTTGTCTTTTGTTTCCATAGTGTTTGTATTTATATCCTCTCCTGTGTATTTTTCTTCTCCGTCGTCATCATATTTGTCGGCAACCATTCTCGCCGCTGTTTCTAATTCATATGATTGCGGAAAATTTGCCGCTTTTGCTCTTCTTTCTAGATCTGCTATTACTTCATTTTTTGGTTTTACTAATGTGTCGCCATCTAGATATTCATCTACTGCCTGCTGAGCCGCAGTAATTGTATCAGGTGCTTCGTTAACGTCATTCTTCATAGCTTGTTTTGTTGCAGTAGCATACATAACCGCGTCTGCATCTTTGCCGTATCTTTTCTTAAATCCTGCTTTATCTTTTTTCATTCCTTTGACAATTTTTTCTCTTTTATCCATTTCACTGCCTGTCATGGATCTGCCTGTAGTGGTATGTTGGCCGCCATGTGCCTCATTTTTTTCTTTTTTGGCAATGGCAATTGCCGCCTGTTGTTTTGGATTCATTGCTTCTGTAGAACTGATTGCGTTTTGTACCTCAGGACTTTTGTTTGCAATTTCTTTCAACCTTTTGAGGACGTCAATCATTTCCATAATTTTATTTCCTTGCTGGATCTGGATGTGGATTAGTGGATTTTGTAAAAGGACTTGGTGTAGCAACTTCTTCTTTGCTTTGTATGTTTGGATTTTCTTTTGGCATGTCCTTGTCTACTTCTCTGTCTTTTAGTAATTCTTTTAGTAAACTCATGTTAGCTTTGCTAGAATGGAAATCTTCTGCGTTGACTTTTGGAGCATCTTTGTATTCTATGTCTCGCAATTTGTTTACATATTCAGATTTTTCTGCTACTTGCATTTGTTCTTGATATTCTTCTGATGGTTCATTTGGTTTTCGCACAACAATATGTGTTTGTGGAAGATTCATGTATGCACCTAAATACTCTTTCATCTCTCTGGGAGATGCAGGATAATTTGTGGTCACATCATAAATTGTTACTTCTTCGTTACTCAACGCTGGAAAGTCAAGTGGCATTGTCATTATAGGTGTTTTTTTTCCAGCACTCATTTTTGCCACTTCAAATTTTTGAAGAGCAGTTTCCATTTTTGTTGAAAATCCTTTTTCACTTGCCATCGGGCCAGCAACCTTTATTTTATAGTCATATGACTTATGTGCTTCAGTAAGGTATTGTTTAAAAGTGCTCATTTAGTATATTTAGTCTTTTTTAAGTAGTTTCTTCATCAATTCGTTACGGTCAGATATTACAAAACCATCCTGTTCTTCTATGCCTGTGTCATCCTTATTGCCCTGGTCTATTTTTTGTTTTTTAAGTTGTAATTCAACCATTTTCAATTTCTTATCAATTTTGTTAGATTTGGCATCAATAGCGTTTCTTAGCATGGTACTTGCCACTTCGAATATACGTCCTGAATAACGTGAGTCAACATTCATACCCAAGTCCATCAAATTTTTGTAACTTTCTTCGGCCTCCACTGCCAGTTTGTCCAATTCTAAGTCAGACAATTCTCCTAGGCCTTTTACCTGCGGCAAAGCTGAGGAAATTTTATCAAATTCAGCATAACTTCTCTCTAAGTTTTTTTGTGTTTGCGGGTCTAAATTTTTGCTTTTGCCATTAGCTTGATCGGCTTTTTCTTTTTCTTTTGCATCAACCTTATCAAATGCTTCCTTAACATTTGGTAAATTTAATATTTCCTCTAGTTTCTTTGTCATTGCTTTATTTACTTACGTGAGCCTTGATGGAACAACTGTTCTTCTGATAACACTCTGAATCTAATTTTGTTTTGTTTTGCATAAGCATTCGCCGCCTCCCATTTTGCCATGTTTATTACGGCCTGCCTTTTCTTACCTTGGCTTTTACCAGCATCATGAATGTTGGTTTGTGATTTTGGTTTTACTTCGATAAGTTCGGCGTGTTTGGCTCCATTTTTATCTACATACACAACAAAAAAGTCTGGAACATACACCGTGTACTTTCCAGTCAACGGATGCCTATAGGGTATCTTGATTGATTCACTGGCCCATTTGGCAACGTTCGGATGTTCATCGCACAATCTCATGAAGGCATGTTCCCAACTTGATCTATATGTCGGCGTTTTCAAACCAACGTATTTTTCTTGATTTTTTGGATAGAATTTTCCTTTTGCAAATCTAGGTAACATTTAACTAATCTATAATATTGTTGACCCGTCATCCTCGGTTTCGACAACGACAGGACTATCATCTATGATGTTTCTAGATACTGTCTCTTTGGTAGCAAGTGTTTTCCTTACACCTAGCCTACTTGACTTGTATCTGTTTGCATTAAGTATGATTGTTATAAGTTCTGAAAGTTGGGCCGGTGTTGCATATGTTAATTTGTCTAATAATTCTTGAGGGTTGACATCGTCAATCTTTGCCTGTGCCAAAATTACATAGGCAGTTGACTCAGCTGATTCTCTTTTAAAGCCTCGTTGAACAAAAAATGCAATCGCGGCATCGTATTCACCTGCGTTGAATTGGTATTCTTCTTGATAGTTGACCGTCTTTAGTTTATCGATTGTATTTTGTAAACCGTCTTTATCTTTTTGTGGTAAGTTTGTGTAAAATTCAGCCATTATAAGGTCGCTTTCTCAACTGATATAGACACATCCTGAGATGTTCTGTTTATTCTTAAATATCCTTCTGTCACTAATTTCCTAATGTTTGTTAATGCTTTGCTTCTGTAAACAGTTTTAACATTATCACTTGCATTTTCAAATTCCACGTCAGACTCGGCCACAGTAAGATTTTTCCTTGAGCCAATGTCTTTATAATATAAACCGGCCGCAACTTCGTCCTTGACATTGTCATCGTTATTCACTAGCTTGAACGATTCATCTGCAGTCAAAAATGTATTTGTGTCTAATGTTGTATTCGTCAATACTTTTACATCTGCCTTATTAGTATTGTCATTGGTGCCTTTTTTATTTGCAATTGTCACCCCGGTGGCAATAGCGGCTCCAATAGCAAATTGACTTACTGGACTTGTGGTGCCTGCTTGTTTTCCTATTTCAAGAACACCTTTTTTCGCGATGCCTTTAAGTTCTTCTTTTGCATCTTTCTTCTTAATTTTTTTAGCATTATTGTAGGTATTTGATGCTGATAAAATTGCACCTAAAATGTTTCCACTTCTAACATTTTTAATCACAGAGCCAATGCCGTCTACTACACCGCCAGGCCCAAAAATTGAATTTGTTCCACCTCCTAACACTGTTAACGGAGAAGGTTCTTTATCGTAGTTGATAGTAGCAAATCCTGGAACGTTGTTTACATTTATAATGCCTGACTTGTATAATACTGTTTCATAAAAAATTTGCATTGTGTTTTGCATGACACCTGCTCCATCTGCCTGATCTAGTTGATCATGTGCAAAAGATCCAATAACAGGATTCACCAACGTCATGGATGTAAATCTTTGTTTGTGTAACACAAAAATTTCAATACCTTTAATGTATGGTTTACCTCTTTGTTTTGGTGTATCCAGACCATATCGATTTGTAGTTCTTAAGTATTCAGGTTTATAGTAGTCGTCTTTTGTTGCTGAAATTTGCAAGTCTGAATTCATTGACACTCCGTCTGCAATAGTGTATTCGTAGTATTTTTTCCAGAAAGCATTTACAGTGTCAGCATGATCATCGTGGAAAGTGATGTTTACTGGCTCGTATTGTATACGAGTGGCGGTGTACATTTTTTTGTTGTATTGTATTTTTTCTTCAACATTGTAACCGTATCTAGGTAGATCTGCGGCCTTTACCAGCATGTTTAGTTGAGTTCTTTCATTTGCTGTAAATTGTGTTTCCGCTATTTCTTCATCTAGATTGAACACCACATGAAACAGAAACTTTTGCTTTGGCATAAGTTTGAAGTTGTCGTCAATGTATAATCTAGAGGCATGTCGATAATCTTTCATGCCCGGCAGGCCGTTCTGGAAACCTTGTAAGTAATCGTTAATTCTTGGCATACGTGTTATTTATAGCCACAAAAAAAGCGCCTATAAAGACGCTTTTATTGTTATAATTGCTTACGAAAATTACGCACCACCACCAGTACTTAAAGTACCAATAGTTCTTGCAACCGCAGTTCCTATTCCTGTGCCTTGTGGTGTTTGTACAGCGTTATCGTATCTTACTGATAGTGTTATTGTAGCAGGTTCTGATGTGTTGTATGCTAACGAGTTGTAGTTAACGTTCTCTACATACGCACCATATAATTCAAATGTTTCTAGAACAGTTGGTGCACTTGCTCCGTTACCACCGTCTAACATTTCAATTCTTCCTGTGAATTTGTAATCTATACCTGATGCCGCACTTGATTGTTCAAAGAAATCAAATTGTTTCTGTATTTGCTCACCAACCAATTTCGATACTGAGTTGTTAACGTCATCTCTCAATGTGATTGTGATTGGTTCCCAAGTGTGTTTACCTGCAACATATACTCTTGAGTTGTATACGTCTAGTGTAACTTGATCAAAAGTCAAGTTTGGTCTTGTTATATCCATCACCTGTTTAGTCAATTCTGACCTCGGTGTGGACACTCCAAAATTTTCCAGGATTGCTCTGAAACGATACTGAAGTTTTGGCATCAATAAACCTTGTGATGCTGAGCTCTGATCGTTTGCTAAAGGTACTGTAAATTTTGATAAAGTTGATATTGCCATCTGTTTCTCCTATTTATCCAAAATTAGTTCCCCAATTTTGCTATTTCTCCTGTGTTTTTGATTCTTAACGGAATGTAGATAAATTCAACCGATTTCACAGGTTCAATCGCGATATCCACATAAAGTTCGTTCCTGTCTATTCTAGTAGCGGTGTTGTTTGTGTCGTCACAAACCACTAAAAAGTCAAACAATGCTCTTTGACCAACAAGTTCTAACAGGAATGATTCTACTGCTTGTTTGATTTCATTTCGTGTTAATTCGTCATTTGGTTCAAAGATAAACGGCTTAGCAATAGCATCTAATTGTGTTCTTAGGAATACTGCTAATCTTGACACGTTTATTCTATCTAGTGCAGAAGTTGACGTTGTTTTTGTTAGGTTACCAAAGTTTACAATTCCTGCTCCTGAGAAGAAAGTAATTGGATTTATTCTCACCTCATGCATTGAATCTCTCACTGACTCTGTTACAGATATTGCTTTGAATTCTCCAGTAGCCGAATCTATGTGTCCAACCGATGTAGCGTTGTCAACAACTCCACGTCTAGTTCCTGCCGGTGCAAACCATGGGAACGCAACATTGTCGTTATTTGCCAACACTCTTGTTATCATGTGTGATGGTGGAACCACAATAGAATTTCCGCTGTTGTCTGTAGTAAATCCTGACGGATAAAACACACCTAGGAAATCACTTGAACTTACAAGACCGTCTTCGCCGTTGTCTGTGGCACCTGCTGTATTATTGGCATAGTTTTGGATTGCTGTTGCTGTGCCTTCTAATCTCAATGGTGTGTCACCAACAACAAACGCTGTGTTGTTGCGATCTGTGTTTAGGTTTAGCATGTTTTGTATTACTTCTGGATAGCCAGGACACGTAATTATGTTGTAACCTCTTTGATCTTCTCTCAAAGCCTGGTTAGTGTCTATCTCAGATTTTAATTGTTGAACAATCACTTTTCTCTGTGATTTTCTTCCGAAACATCCTGAACCATCAGTGTTGTTTGCCGATTTAGTTACCCATCTGTCTGGGAAGTAACCACCAACTGACTCATTGCTGAATCTAATGTTTCCTAATCCTGAGCTTCCTGAGCCTGGATATTTTGTTTCTGTGATATAATTGTTTTTGTATTCCTTGACATTGTAGCCAGAACGTCTTGTGTTCCATAACAATATTCCATTTGGAAAAAGTGCTGGATCTGGAGCATCCGGATCTAAGAAACCGTCTGTCAATAAGTCTTTGATTGAACTCGCGTCGCCTGCCGCACTGCTGTTGTTGGCATTCTTTTCAGCTGTGGTCTGCCATCTTGCATCTGCGAAAACAATACCGTCTTCTGTTGTCTGGTCTGTTTTGTCAACTAGTTCAAACGCCGCACCTGTAGTCGTTACCGCTACCTGATTAGCTGTGTTTGTAGAACTAATTGTTGCCGCTGTGTTGTATCTGTAAAGTTTTGGATAGTTTTCTAAATCGCTTGTGTCAATCCATAAGTCGTTGTTTACAAGTGGTGTTCCATCTGACTGTGTAGTCGGTGCTGTTGCACTAAACTGCGGACCATTTGGATCTGTACTTGAATATTTTGTTTTGTATCCAACAAAAGTTGTTCCGTTGTGTACCATGATGTCTGCTTCGTCTATCGAAGTGTCATACCATAACGCACCGTCTGCCGGTTCGTTTGTTGGAGAACTTGTTGAAGCAGTGTAAACTAATCTCTTCCAGTTACTTGCCATTACTTCGTTACCTACTGTTGAATCTTCAGAATCACCAGTTGGAGTAACATATAAGTTGTCAACTAAAGTTGTTGAGTTGTCAGTAAATGTTCCGTATGCATGAGCCGCCGCTGTACCAAAACCTGCATCGTCTAATGGAGTTCCTGATGTGTTGTTCATTCTGAACTCACCACCTAGTGTGTGCTTGATCTG